TCTTCCCATAGCCGGCGACGTTTGCCATGCCCGGGACTCCAGCCAACTGGTCCAAGGCGTCGCCCGCGTCCTTGATCCCTTGGGGATCTGCGGGAGCCAAGCCAACCGCTTGCAACGGGCCCATCACAGACGCCCGTTGATTGCCATTGAGGGCCAATGCGCCGTTCTCAAAACCGACTTTTGCCGTGTGTGTGGTGAGGATGTCTTGTGCGACCTTCTGGCCGGTCAACGGGGCCATTCGCCCAAGCGCGGGAAGGATCTTCGCCGGGTCTGGGTTCCCTTGGGCATCGCGGATGCTCGCGCCTGTGTCGTCCTGGCCCGAGGACATCATCTGTGTAATCTTTGCTCGCTCCTGCATCGTCTGGTCTGCGGCCTGAGCTTGATTGGCCCCGACACGAAGTTGCTGCGCGCCGGACTGGATCGCTTGCGACTTCTGTTGCAGACCCATCAGGTTCGAGATCGTGTCCAGCCCACTTGGGACATGCACGTTTTGAGCGACGGGGGAACCAAAATCAGGCACTACGCTCTCCGCTTCATGAGTTCGCGCAGGGTGTTCAGCTTCTGCTGACCCCGTTCGTTGTTGCCGCCACCGATGGCATCGACAGAGGCCGCGTCCATGACGTGCTCGCCGTCAGACAGCATCGCGGGGATCTGGTCGTCCTTGGGTCCACCGGGGCCGGCGACTTCCCCGCCCTCGTTCATGGCCGCTTGTGCGTACCTGCCGCCCCCGTAGCCGTTGAAGCCACGGGCTCCCTGATGAGGCTGCATCATTTGATGCAACGGCTGATGTTGCGGCTGTTGCGGCATTTCCCATCCGCCAGCGGTGTCGCCGATGCCCATGCGGCTCGGGGCCTGCTGCGGCGACTGCGGCTGTAGTTCCGGCGACTGAATGCCGTTCATGATGTGGTTGAGCGGTTGCCCACTGACGGCCGGAGCGGTCTGCGCCTGCGGGGCTTCCTGCTGCGCCTGCTGCATCTGCAACTGAGGCTGTGGCTGCGGTGCTTGGGGCTGTGCTTGGGGCTGTGCTTGGGGCTGTGCTTGGGGCGGAGCTTGCGGCCCGTTCGTCATCTGTTGCGGAGCACCCCAATTCGGCTGTTGCTGCGCGGGGGATGCGAAGGCTTGCGGAACACCGTAGTTCGGCTGCATGAAACGACCCATGCCGCCCATCGTCTCGGGGTTGTCCAAGACCGCGCCACCCATTGCGTATTTGCGAACGGGGCCACCTTCGGCCAGCGTTATCCCAACGTCGCTGCCGTTTTGCGCGTAGTAGCCCTGCGGGTTGGTGTTGCTCGGCGATCCCATGTAGGGGCTACCGCCGCCGCCGTTGGCATTGAGGTACATCATCCCTGCGCCGGTATTGGCCGCGCCTGAGAACGCATTGGTCGCGCCGACGATGCCGGCTGCTTGAGATGCGCCCGCGCCCGCCTGTGCCTGCGCCATGCCGGTGCCGAGCGTGGCCCCGACGTTGCCGACACCAGCGGCTGCGCTTTGGCCTCGATTCGCAACCCCGGATAGGCGGTCGTAGATGTTGTTTCGCTCTTGCTGGAATTGGTCGAAATACTGTTTTTCGAATTGGTTGGCGTTGCCGACGTTGAAGGTGCTGAGAGCGCGGGCCGCATTGCTGCCAATCCCGCTGCCACTGGCGCTAAATGAGTTGGAAACTGCCGAGCCGCCTTGCTGTTTAGCGAATTGGTAAGCGGCATTCCCTTCGAGGCTGTTCGGGTCGAACGTCTGGGTCAGATAGCCGTTTTGAAGGCCGGTGTTGCCGACCATTGCAGTTTTGCCACTTTGGCCCATCAACTGACTAAGGCTATCGGTTGCACCGTAGCCCGCGTCCATGTACGGCTGCTCGTTCGCAGTCGTCTTTTTGTACATGTCCGCTTGCGTCTGAGCGGCTTGCTTCTGGCCCTGCGCCTGCTTGTTCCCGGCGTAGATCGACGCCCCCGCGCCGAGGACGGCCCCGCCAAAGATTGCAACTGCTATGCACATGGCTTGAACTCCACAAAACGTTTTTCCATGACAACATCGTCAGCGGCATAACCGAGCAACTTCAGGATGCCAAACATTCCCCCATCCGGGCTTGTCGGCCAGCCCACCACGACGATCTCGCGCGCAAAGAATTGCTCTTCCATTGCCGCAATCAAGCTACGGATGTAGGAACGGTGGTCCGGCTGGATGTAGAACGTATCGACGTTCGCGCAGCGCACTGGCGCATGGTGCAGGCTGCGGTAGAGAACGATCAGCGCGTACCCGACCAGTCGTTCGCCGTCGCGCAGCGTCATGGCGACCAACGAATTTCCCGCCGCCAAATTCAGATACTGCGGAATGTCCGGCTGGATCTGAAACCCGCGTTCGCCATGGAAGGAACAAGTGTCTTTCTTGATCTCGCTGCACTCGTCCCAACTCTGCTGACCGAGCGGGGAAATCTCGTCGGCAAGGGCCTGCGTGAACGGCTCGCTGGCGATGTTCACTGCACGGTCAGCCCGGAGGCCGTAAACGAGATCGAGGCCGCTGCGGACGCATAGGCGTGGAGCTGCGAACCGGGAGGCAGCACGGCACCGGAGAGTTCCGGCGACACATAGGTCTGTCCGGGCGCGATGGTGAGTGCAGAAATCATCGTCGTCGCGGGCCCGAGTGCTCCACCGGTAGTGATACCGGCAGTGATAGTGAACGCACTCGCCGTAGTGTTTGTAAACACCGCGCGGCCGATCTTGGCCGTTACAGACGTAGGCGCAGTATAGACCGTCGTATCAATCGCAACCAGTGCGACGGGGGCAACGAGTTGGACAATCGTGATGGTGGTAATGGCGTTCTCCTAGTACGGGCGCATGTCCTGGCCGGCGTAGCCCGAGCTGAACGCCCGAAGCGTTGCGCCGATCAGATCTCTCGGCACCGGATCGATGACCTCGAGGTCGATCACGCAGTCACGGGCAAAGCCGAGCCGTCGCCACATGGTTCTGACCCGGTTTTGACCAATCGCGCCCATCGGGGCGGGCCACTTCTGCCCGAAGGTTCGCCCACCGTCGCGCGAAATCGTGATGGTCGCAACGGGGTTGACTCCCAAGCCGCTCGGGTTCCCCTGACCAGTCACGAAGTCAAGCTGCAATGACGCCATGAACGTGCGCCCCCGTTGGCCCTTGTCCCAGATATGCGGGGTGCGACGTTTAGCGAGCAAAGGCCAACCGGCATCGGTGTATGCCTTGCGTGTTAACTGGTAAAGCGATCCGCATTGGTAATCGCCGACGATCCGCATGCCCAAGAAGTTCATAAAGGCATTCGAGCGGTGCCGGTGAAACCCCGGGGGCAGAAACGTGTTCGATGCCGACGATTGATATGGATCGTAGGACAATCGCTTGTGCATTAGCCCCGATTGCTCGTCGTAGACCCATGTCGTATCTGCGCTTGGGAAGGTAAGCACGAAGAACTCATGCGTGTCTTCCTGATACGTGTAGCCGATGGCGTCCGAGGTGGTCGGGTATTGAGCGACTTCCGCCGAGAATGCAGGGCTGCTCACAACGTCGATGTTGAAGCCGCGCGACCGAAGAATGAGGTTGTCGCCGCGCTCGTTCCGTCCGAACCAGATCACGCCGTCTTGGCCGCTGGAGTTGAACCGGGCAACGGAGTGCTTTGCCTTGCAGCCCGACTGCATCAGCGTGCCGACGAGTCGTGCAAACGGCTGATATTGGCCCCCGGTGTTGTACCAGACCTCTGTTGTCCGCTCACCGATCAGCCAAAGCATCTCCTTGTTCTCGAAGATCGTGACGATGTTGTCTGACGCCCCGTCCTTGAGCGCGTAATAGCCATTGACGAACGAAATTCCAAGCGTCTGCGTTTGTGCAGTGCCTGTGGTGATGTAGAAGGATTGCGTGCCGGGGTTGTTGAAAATGAAGAACCCGTCAATAGACACCACTCGGTCAGCGCCGACAAACCCCGGGTCTGTGATCTGGGCGAATGTGCCCGTGACTGTGTTGTAGTAGTAGCCATATGGGCCGTCTACGATGGCGACGGTGCCCGGAGCGGTGCCGGTGAACAACGGAACGCCTAGCCCATTGTTCGCGGCCATCACAACCACGCCCGTATTCGTGGACAACGTGCCGATGACCGTGAGCGCGAGCGTTGGGAACCCGGTGCGCGTTGCTGCGGTCTTTTGCGAAACAAGGTAAAGGGTCGCGCCAATCACAGCAAGCGCAGTGTTTCCTCCGGGTAGTGGGAAAAGGCACCGAACGGGCAAGTTCGTGACCGTGCTTTGCGGCGCCCATGCGGTCGTGGTGGCGGTGAACGCGGGGGCGCCGCCACCGGGCGCGGCGACGAGTTGGACTAGTCCGGGGCAGCCAAGCAGACCGAGGATTTCCTTCGGGTTCTGCTTGTTGACCTCGCTGTAGAA